GCGGCACGGGCTGGGCCGTGAAATTACGGCGTTTGCTGTCTGCGGTGTCCTGAGCCTTGGCTGCGTCGAGCAGAGCCTTTACCGCGTCGGAGTCGGCGATCTTCACCCATCCGTAGTCCGTGGGTGAGGTGTACTGCCACTTCCACGACTGCCCGGCTGTCGGCGTTGTTGTATCGTCCACATACTCCGTACGGTCGGTGTAGGTGTCGCGCTCGTGCGCCCTGCGCTCCTCGTCGGTAGTCCACTCGTTGGCTGGATAGTTATTCAGCGTCGGCGCGCCAAAGCCAAAGAACGACTCTATCACCCCGTCAATCTGGTCCTGGATCCTCTCTATCTTCGGGTTGACGATGTTGTCAACAAAGGACTCGATGTCCTCCTGCTTAAGCTCCGGGATGAGGCTGGAGAAGTAATCATTGAGCGTTTTTCCATCTATGGTAGACAAGACAGAAATTTTCGCTTTTATGTCAAACGAGTCGGTCGCTTCGTCATATTTAATAAATGTTTTTCCGTTCCGGGAGCCTATGTAAGTGTCGCCGTAACAGTTGAAATAGGCGTTGCCTTTGACTGGGTCATAGCCATAAGAGACAATATCCTTGCCCGCAAGAGAATAAGAATCTATTCCGGTAAACAGCTTGATTGAAGGTGCGTCAGCATCAACTGTGCTGAACACCATTGCAGCCTGACGAGTACGGTCTGTGCGGTTGCCAAACTGCACGATGGTGTCACCTGCCTGCGGTATGTCGCTTCCTTTCTCGCAGTCTGCCTTTGAAAGGTCGATATAACCGTAACGGTTGCCGGAGTCGTTGGTATATGCATCATTGCTCACAGCCGTGACAAGTCGCCAGTAGCGGTGGTTGCTGACTTTATTGGACGTGCCGGTCTTGGCGTTGAACATCTGCGCTATCGCTTGGTCTCCGGCTATGATTTTCGTCTCGGTTTTCTCGCTGTCCTGCTCCGATAGGAAGTAGCAGCGGTAAACATCGTCAAGCACCTCGACTGACGTACACTTCACGCCTCCGCCGGGAGTGATACGTTGCTCCCCGGCGAGAGAATCCGCATTTATAATGGTGAGAGTTTCAAAGTATGCCTTGATGCGGACAAACAGCCTATCCATCTCGCCAAACGTCTGCCCGGTTTCGGCATCTTTGCCGATTTTAGCTCCCGATACGCCCGCGAGATAGTCACCTACCTCAAAGCCTTTGTCCGATGCTATCTGGCCTTTACTGCGGTCATCCTTGATTTTAGACAGAAACTCCGCCTGTGTACGGCGGGCTGAAAACAGGTTATTGTCCGTCGGACGCGTCTGGTCTCCGGTGCGGAGAATATCCGGCAGTGTCAGCGATGCGCTTATTGACCGTGCGAAGCTCCTTACATCCTCAATGTCGTTGGTTATCTTCTGTATCAGGCCACGGCTCGTAGCGTCACTTATTTCGAGATCCATCTGCGACGGACGGTTGACTTTACGCGTTATACGGGTTATCCGGCTATCCTTATATCCGGTTTCAGGAAAAAAATCGGGACTTTCGAGACGCACACGCTGACCTACATGTATATCCACCAGTCCGCGGGCATCAATATCGACATAGTCCGTCGGGGCCTTATAACAGGAAATATCCACACAATGACTGTCGTTATAGTCGTGGACCGCTTCAAGATATTCCGCCTCGGCAAGAGCGTAGTATTCCTGAGGCATCCGGATGTTCCACGGTATGTAACGGTCACCGGCTTTAGGCACTAGCACACCTCCGGGCAATTGCATCGCGTCCTTGAACTGTGTGATTATTTCAAATTCCCGTGTATCGCTGTTGAAGTCGACCTCAAAATAGTGCGTACCGTTGTCATCGTCGCCGAGACCGGCCAGCTCGCTGCCCTCCTGAAAGGTCACACGCTTGACCAGGCCCCCGATTTCGTACTGATTGGGGTCAAACGGGAGCGCCTTGTCCTTAAAGAAGTACACGGTAAACTTCTCGCCGTCATCGCCCGTGCGCTCCTCACTGCGCACGCTGCTGACTGTGCCCGTATAGCGCGGAAATATCGTGGCAAAGGCGTTTTCCTCATAGTGATGGATTATACCGTACTTGTCTGTATTGATATCCACATATTGCGCACCTCCGGGAAGTTGCAGACGGCTGTGACCGTAGTCCGACGGATCTATGTTTTTTGAGGAGCCAATTGGAAAAAGACGGGTATAGACCTTGGCATTATCAGCCACATCCGCCTGAATTTTAGCAAGGCCGTTCTTATAGCCCAGCGTTATCTGTTCGCCGTATTCACAACGGCACAGGTTGACTGTAGTACCCTCTGTCCAATACTCAAGTCCGGTTTCATCAGCGATGGCTTTCAGAGCATCGTTACAGTATTTGCCCCGGTAGTCAATCGTGATGTTGTTGCTGAATTCAACCGCGCCGACTTTCCAGATGTTGGTTCCGAAGCCGGAATTAATAGCTTTGACAATAAGCGCCACATGCTCGCGTGCCGTGGCCGTCAGTGAAAATACCGGCTCCGTCTCTCCGTCAGTCGTATTCAGGACAAGGAAGCGCGATATAAGATTCTCCAGAGCGTAGAACTTCAGCGAATACTCCCATTCGACTGTAGATTTCTGCACAGGGTGGTATTTTTCGACAATCCAGTAGCGCCGGCCCATGAAATCAACGTAGTCATTGACCTCGAGCGCGACCCGTCGGGGCAGAACGAAATACAGCATCAGCGTATTCCCTGACTGGATTTCCTCTGTCTGGGTACTGTTGTCTTTAGGCTCAACCGAGAGCTTCAGACTACCATCTTTCGAGTATATTTCAAGTTCCATCCTAATGCCATTTTAATATTTTCAGAATTGAGGATTCGGTTCCCGGAATACGACCGTGAAGCGGGCAGCGACGGAGCCGCCAATATCTTCCAGATGGTCATAGTCGGAGCAGTCCTTATAGTATATACGGTAGGTCTTGCCGAGCTCCGGAACCGTGAGACTCAGCCACCCGTCAGCACCGGTCTTCAAAAATAGAACAAAGGCGTCGCGTCTGGCGATGAAAGCGGCCCTGTCTGAAGCCGCGATGGCAAACTTCAGCGATATGTCACGCGGCTCCCACTTCTGCACAAGTTTTTCAGGCAGCTTCTCCCCGTCCTGCTCCCGGAAGTTGACAGCGACATGCGCCTTGGCCGCCGGTGGTTTCTGCAAGGCGGAGTAATTCTTGGTCTCCCCCTCCTTATCCTCCACCAGCCATGCGCCGAAGTCAGTCCAGACATCGCGACCGTTTATGAATAGCAGCCCTCTCATTATATCGTTCATAATTATCTCAATTTAATTCCGTTTGTACGCAGATCATGTATATCTTCGGCCATCAACGGCAAAGCATCGACTTTCTCCAGTATCTTGCCTATGGTGTCGCACAACTGCCCGAATGTGTCCATAAAACTGTCGAGTGTCTCATCTATGGATGCGGCGTGCATTTGAACACTTGTGAACAGTCCTTCGAGCTTGGTGCCCTGTTCCTGACTCAGTGCCGTATAGACTCCCGCGCGTCCGCTCGGGGATGATCCGTCGGTGTCACTGTCGTTTTTCCAGAGGTCAAACCCCATGGCGGCTGCCTTCTCCTTCCATGCCTCCATCCATGCTTGGGCGGCATCCACGTTTTTGCCGATATTGTCATAGAAGCTGTCGATAACGCCCATAGCCTCGTTGGCTATGGCTTCCTCGCTCTTACCGCTTCCGTATATGCTTTTCAGTTTCGCCTGAAGCTCTGTGAACTTGTCAGCGAAAAACAGCGAGTAGGCTATCTGCTCACCGAGATTTTCGAGGACTCCGGCCGCACTGGCTGCGAAGTTTTCAAGCGCAGTGCCGCTACCCTTCAATGCGGAGGTGACGGCATCCATTATACCTGAGCCCAGACTGCCGAATGTCTCGGTAAGATAGCTCTCAAGGGCATCCTCGGCCTCGTCCATCGCATCCTTCAGCTCGATAAGATTCTCGAGATAGCTCCGGGTCTCGTCACTCATTTTCCGGGTGTCGAGTATCACACGCAGCATCTCGGTGTCAAGCTCGCCGTTGGCCTTGATCAGCTCGGGATATACGCTAAGAATTGAACTATACAGATCTTTGCCTTTACCCCATCCGAACAGTCCGGTCTTTTTATGACCTGTGACGATCTGGGCATTGTATAGGGCTCCGAAACCTGCATTATACGCATCAAGACGCTTGCGGTATGTGCCTCCGGCATCATTGGTCAATCGTTCCCAGAATGTCTGTTTCGGAGCGTCGCCCTGTAGCTCCTCCTTGAACTGTGCCAATGCCTGACGGTAAACCTCTATGGCATTGGCCGCTTTGGCTACCTGCTTCTCACCAAAAATACTCTCGGCGTCCTTCATCAGGAGGTTCTGTTGCAGCAGAAGCAGATTATACTGGCGTTGGAAATCGAGCTTGGCACGCTCTATCTCTTTCAATGCTTCTCTATGGCGTGCTTCGGCAGCAAACGCCGAGGTCAGGAACTTGATCCCCTCACTTATGGCTGCGCCTATGCCTCCGACAATGCCACCCTGCGCAAATCCCTGCCCTATGCTTGATACGGCACCCATCAGCTGCTGAACGCCATTCACGGCATCGGCAATCTCACTTTCGCCGAGTTGCTCAAGCATAGTGCCCAGCTCCGCCCCGGCTTCCTGTGCCGCTCCGGCTATGGTGCCAATCGACCCGGCTATCTCCTTGGCTCCTCCGGCCCCGCGCAATCCGGATATGCCTGTTTTGAATGTCTGGAATATCCGCTCCCATTTGTTGGTGGCACCCTTGCCGCCTCCGAGCAGTTTGTCAAGTGCCTTTTTAAGTTTGTCAAGTTCTGCCGGACTTGCCTCGATATTCTTGAGCTGCTCATCGCTTATGAAGGTGATCCCCTCCGCTGTGCCTTTCCCGTTCAGATAGGCACGGAGCTTGCGGGCTTGTGCGATCAGCCCCTGCAATGCGTCAAGGCTCATGCTTGAGTAATCCCCGAAGAGATTGCGCAAAAAATCATTGTCCTGCGCCATGCTACGGGCTTCCTCGTCATTTATTGCCTGTATGCCCTGACGCACTTTTTCCCGGGCGACCTCTATTGCCCGGTCTATCTCATCGCCATTCTCTGCGGTACGTGCCGCCTCAAGAGCCGCTATGTCGGCATCGCCCTGACGCTTTATTGTCGAGCGTTGCGCCTCATAGTCCTGATATTTGCCTAACAGTGCCTGCAGCTCATCCTCGCGCTTCTTCTGTCTGTCGACTGCATCCTTGTTTTCCCGGGCTGAAATATCTGCCGTGGTAGCGTCATATATCTGCGCCGCAAGAGTGCGCTGGGTGGCGGCCTGCGCGTGGATATTGGCAAGCTGCTCGGGTGTCACCTTCTCGCCGGCCTCCTTGAGTTTCCGGTACAGTTCCACCCTTTGCTGCTCCTCGGTGGTGATACGTTCTTTTTCCCGCTCGAAATTCAAAAGAGCCTCGGCGCGTTCTTTTTCGTAGCCTTCCCGTATAATGTCTATGCGGCGGTCCTCAATCCGACGGGCTGCCTCGAGCGCCATTTCGGCAAGGGTGTTTTTGGGTTTTGTTTTTTCCGGTTTACCTCCATCACCGGGGTTCTCCGGAGCCGTAAAGCCTCCTATGTGTGATTTATTCCTTAATTCCTCCATCTGACGCTGTAGAGCCTCGGCTTCGGCAAGGCTGTCATCGCGTTTCTTTATTGCCGCCTTCATAGCCTTGTTATATGCCAGTTCAGCCGGATCACTGCCGTAATGCCCTTTTTTGCCGCCACCGAAAAACATATAGGATTTGCCGCCGGCACCAAAAAACGGTCGGTAATGCTCCACTCCGTTTGCCTCGATATTGGCGACCTCTTCGTCTGCTTTGACCGCCTTGTCAACCAACGCCTGTGCCTTGGCTTGCAGGAAAAGCATCTGCACGTAATCCTCACCTTTCCGGATCAGTATGTCGTACCATTCGGCGATGGTATTGTAATAGCCGAAACTCTCACCGTATTTACGGTTGAGTTCATCGACCTTCAACCGCTCCTGTTCCTTGGTTCCGGTAAATTCTTTCAAAGTCCGGGCTGTGTTGTCAATCTCAAAACGTGTCTTGATCATCTGGGCGCGTCCGGAACTCTCTATCTCTACTAGCTCGCGCGCCTTTTCAGCGGCAGCCTCCTGCGCGTCGGAGTATTTGTTCCACGCCATGACAAGACCGGTCACCACAAGCGACAACCCCAATGTTAGTGTCGCCATCAATGCGGTGGCCGCTGCATTCGATATGCCGAGGGACACGGCAAGTCTCGTATTGGCAGCAGTCAAAAGATCCTTGGCTTTCCGCACTGTAACAAGCCGGAAAGCGGAATCTTTGTTGAGCGTGTTGAACACCTGCTGCAACCCCATGGTGATAGCCATTACACTTTGTACACGGGTCTGTATTTTCACAAGCTCCTCGTTTTCGGATGCGAACGCCCCCATTATGCCGGTGGCGACTGTGAACATCCCGGAAAGTCCGCTGACACCGCTCATAACACCTTGAAGCCCCGCATCGTCATGCGCAAGAATGTTGGTCTGTGTGCGGAGGTCTCCTATCGTGTCGGACAAAGTGGCTGCCTTGGAAGCCATATCCTGATATTCCCTGGTGTTTTGCTTACCCTCAAGGCGCATCCGCGCCATCGCGTCGAGCAACTCACGGAGCTCCATTGAGAGCCGCTTGGTGGATGTTGAATTTTTCCTGTGTTCCTCCTCAAGGGCGGAAAGTGCGATCTTGTCCTCATACAACGCCTTTGTGCAGGCGTCTATCTCGGATTTCATCTCGAGTTGCGCCTTGCCGGGTCCCATACGGTCATATTGCGCCTTCAGATTTTTGAGATAGTTTTCCGCATATTTCACGTTATCCTTCAATAACGCTATGCGGTCGGTGAGACTCTTGGAAACACGTTCCGCCTTGTCACCAAGGGACTCAGCCGACTGCCCGGCCTTTTCAAGTCCGGGAGTCAGCTTGTCTCGCATCAGGAATTCTATCTCGACTGGTTTCATTGGTCCCTATTGGTTCTGTTGTAATTTTGTTTGAAAAAATCCGACGGTGCTTTTAGGCTTCCCGCCATTCTCATTCCCGCCGGCTTTCGACCTGCGCCGGCTCTCATAGTGCGGGGCGTCGGCAAGCATCATGCGCAGGGTCTGGTAATTCACCTTCCACATGATGTATTCCCTGCTCCAACCGGTTGCTGCGACTATCTGCCAGAGGATCCCGAAGGGGCTATGGCTACCGACATATTCGGTGGTTAACTCCCCTTCCTTTTTTGGCTCGTTCTCGGTGACAGCGGGTTCACCCTCTCCACCGATCCGATAATGTTCATAAAAGACTTGGTGCCGAGCAGGGATATGAAGCGCATATTCGCGCCCTGCACCCAACGGTCATCCACAATCCACCGCAGAAGCCACGCCACTACGGGGGTAAGCAGCCATCCGGACATTTTCCCCCGGCAAATTGTTAGCGCCACCATCTTGCTGACCCGGACACCGTGGAGTGCCATGAAGGCAAGCTCCTCATGCTTGTTGAAACGTTCCATAGCCTCATGGGTAATGCCGGTCTCAAGATACAGTTTCGCTATCCTGATCTGGCTGCCGAGGCAGGGCCGTCTCATCGTAAGCCGGATCTGAAGGGGCTTGCGCCGGAAAGGGATCTTTATCCGGAGCAGGGGCAGCGACACCCCGACATCGAGCAGGGCGTCGGCCGCCTCTATTTCAATCTCCTTCCTCATAGCTTAGGCGTTGCCGGCTTGGGACAGGCTTACGGTGACTTTTTTCGACGGATCCGACACGAGGACGAATTCCACACTGCCGTTACGGGTCGCACCGGCATTGGCCGAAGCTGTAACGGTTATGCGCCCGTTGACGATCTCCATTGAAAATCCAGCCGGAAGCACGCCGGCGGTGAATGGTCCGGAAGCGTCTATCTCGATCACCTTGCTCTCCCCTGCCTTGGTGAAAGAAAGCTGTGTCGGGGTCGCGGAAATGAAGGGCACGGTGGGGTACATGGCGAATGGTGAACCGCCATCAGCCGGATTGATCATCTCCATTTCACACTCTATACCGAGGGTACTGTCGCCGCCGATCTTACCACGCACGAGCCCGTCAAGGGTCATATTCTTTATATCGATAGTCTGACCGGTTCCGGCGAGTATCTTCAATGGTCCCGAAAGACTCACTGTATTAGCCGGGGCATCCCAGCGTTCACCGGTCACAGTGCCGCCCATGACATCCTTGCAATTCTGGGGCAGAAGCTCGATAAGGGTGAATTTCAAGACGTTTGTACCATCCTTTTTCTTGATTTTCTTTACCGGGGCATTGCGCACTTGCGCCCCCCAGAGCTTTATATATTCCGCGGAGTCACCGCCCCAGTCTATGCCTTCATCGGAAATAACACCGATCTTCTTGTCATTGAACACCAGCGCGTCAAGCAGCATGATGTAACCGTCATTTACATATACCATAACTTATTTCTTTATAAAGGTTGTTATTTTATTTTTGAGTTTCCTGATCGGAGCCGCACAAAGTACTCCAGCTACAAATCCGGCGAGAGTCCACCAGTGGCGCGTCTCGGGAGGTTTGTCACGCGCCTTGGTCTGTTCCTCATGCAGAGCCTTCAATTCGGCTGTCTGTGTGGCACTGAATTTTTCAAGCCGGGACAATTCACGCCTTAGACTGTCAATCTCACTGTATTGCTCGAGACTCATTTCACGGTAGAAATGATACAGTCTGCTTATGGAGTCACATCGCCCTGTCACGGTGATATTGTCCCCCTCCTTGCGGAGCTCGACTCCGGCGCGCCCATCCTTTGCCGTGTAACCGGCTCCGTCGGGAAGGTCACGGAGGCTCTGTATCGGGACATTCAGTTTCGCCGACTCCGCCGCAATCCCCTCCGCCGTGATAGCATGGGTCATCCGGCATTCCTTCTGACCGGACTTCTTCGACGTCAGGCTCCCCGACAGGGTTGTCCCCAGTGTGTCGAGGTATTCTGAGGCGGCTGTCGATAACGCCCCCTGTAACACGGTTCTCTCCTTGTGTCTTGTTGACGCGCACATCGCGAGGATCATTGCCACGGCCACCATTAGTGTTAGGGTTGCCCCTCTGATTAGATGTTTCATTGTTTTTCTTTGTGAGTTTGGTTATTTCGCCGCGAAGGAGATCCACCTCCCTCAGAAGGGCGCGCTGCTTCTGCAGTATCTCCTCCTGATTGGCTTGCAGACCGGCATTCTCTTTCCTGAGCCGCACGTTCTCGGCAAGGATCTTGCGGTTCTCCTCGGACAGCATGTTGATGGAAGCCTGCAACTTGGAGAGCATGTCGTTGTTATGCTCCCTGCGGCCGACAAACCATGTGAACACGCTGCCGAGAAAACCGCCCGGGAGGGAATACATCAGAAAGTTTAGCAGGATATCCATTGCTTCGTTGATTGATTATTGATTGATACCTATTGATTTCAGCCACTTCTGAACGTCAAAACTCGGACATGCTTTGGCGGCGACCTCGTTGTGGCCTATGATCCTGACCCCGGGGAAGCGTCGGTGGAAGTCCATCACATAAGCCTCCATCGCCTTGAGCTGCGCCGACGTGCGGGTGTCCTTAGGTCGGGACATGTCCTTTGTCATACCCCCGGCATAGACCACATGACGACTGACCGAATTGTACCCTTTGGCCCCGTTGGTTATCTCCCACGGATCCACATTGGCGTCCTCGTTGTTGTCAACCAAGCGCTCAACAGTTCCGTCAAGGTGGATAATGTCGGTATAGCCGACCTGCTTCCATCCTCTGCCACCATTCGACACCGGGCTGAGGTGCATACACCTTATGTCATCGCCTGTCACCTCGCGCCCCTCAGGTGTCGCGGTGCAATGGAGTACGAGATATTTAAGCCTGCTCGCCATCGTCCTCCGGAATTTCATCATCCGACAGGTCCGTCACATTCTCCGGTCCGGAAGCTCCTTTTTCCGAAGCGCCCTCCGGCACACCGGCCGGATTTTTGAATGCCGGGTTCTCGCGGCCGTCAAACACAACGATCTCCTCGCCGAAACCGATATTGGTGTCAGCCTTCATCAATAACTTGAAGAAGTAGAGCTCGCTCGCATTTGACAGTTTGTCAATCTGGATCACACTCTCGTCATCCTGAAGGTTGACAGCGGCAAAAAGATTGCCGTCCACATCGGGCGAGCAAAGTGTGGCCATGAGCACATCGGAAGGCCAAGAGGCGACTGTCTCTATTTTTATACCCTTGAACGACTTTTCGTTTGTTTTCGTCTCGTCGGAGTTCTTGTGTTCACGCGCTGTGAGCTCCTTATCGTATTTCTGAAAATCCTTCTTCGACATCAGGATACGGAGATTGGGGTGCTCCAGCATAGCCTCGGGGATAGAGTCCAGCACGGCATAGAGACGGTCTATCATGCTCTTTGACTCGCACTCGACGATGATACAATCATCATCTTTGGCGGCTTGGGTGAGAATGCCGTTCATCAGGTTGTCATCCCCTTCCTCGGCATAGACACCGTTTATATAATGCCAGCCAAGCTCGAACTGGAGCTGCTTTGACATGACCTCAAGCAGTTTGTTCTGCACTTCAGGAGGGAGCTGTGCGAAAACGAGATTGCCTTTAGGCTGATAGGGACGCCAGACATTTTCAAATGTCCTCGGATTGAACACGGTAAAGGCCATGAAATCCTCGGGGTCGAGCTTCTTTTCAGAGTATTCGAAATCCCCCTTGGCATCCGCTTTCTGCGGATCTTCCTTACGCTTCTGGAGCATCTTCCCGGCTCTGAGGCGGGGCACGCTGATTGCCTTTTCCACCCCCGGGATTACCATGACCAACCCCTTGGCGACAAGCTCATTGCCGGTGGCTGCGACGGTGAGTATGTTTTCCAACACCTCGCCGCTGTAATTGGTGTTTCTTACTACTATTGCCATAGTGTTTTTGTTTTATTGGTGAGTTACTTATTGAGATTGTCATTTATCTCCTTCATGCGGCGTGCCCAAGGTCCCTCTTTGCCTGTTGGGCGGTTTATATCCTCCATGACCTTGCGCTTGGGTGTGAGAGCCGCAAGAGCCGCTTTACCTTCCGCCATGTCACGTTTGAGGATGTTCTCGAATGTGGGACGCGTCTGGGCGTTGATGCGTCCGTCCTGCTCGGCCGCGTCGAGCAATGAAGCGCGCTCGGTGGCTTCGTCGGCTGCTGCCTTCTCCTCAAAGCCTTTGACCTTAGCCTTGAGTTCCGTGTTCTCCTGCTCCAGTGCGGGAACCTTCTCCGCTGCCTTCTCGAGATTGTCAATCTCTTTGAGTGCAGCCGCGTCATCCGCACAGTCCTTGAAGCGCGGTCGCTTTTTGAGTTCTTCTAAGTTCATTTGATTGTCGTTTAATGGCCTTTCGAGCCGGTTATTGAATATGCTATATATCTGTTCCGGGGTGCTGTCATCCGGTACCGGGTCGGCATCATAGATACCGTCAACCAGACCGAGCGAAAAAGCCTCCCCGGCGGTCAGCCAGTGGTCGTTGTCATCAAAATAAGAGGATTTCACCTGCGCTTTGTCCGTTTTCAGCTTTGAGGCGAGCATATCGGCAAGACTGTCCTCGAGTGCCTGTATCTCATCTATGCACCTTCGCAGCTCGGTCTTGTTGCCGTAGCATCCTCCGCTGACACTGTGGAGCATAAGCCGGGCATATTTGCTCATGGTGACAGGCTTACCGCACAAGGCAAGCACGGCCGCCATGCTTGCCGCCACACCGTCTATGTATATATGTATGTCGGCACTGCTTCCTTTCAGGGCATTGAATATCGCAATACCGCTGTAAACATCGCCTCCGATGGAGTTGATGCGAACATCTATCCGGGCACCGGAATTCTCGGCACCCTTCAGCTCAGATACGACATTGCCGCTTTTGACATCGCCATAATCCCCTATCTCCCCATAAAGGAGGATAGTCACGCTCCCGTCGGGGGCTGTATGTATGTTGAAATATCTGTTCATCTTCACTGTGTTTGATGCGGTCCGCCCACGTTTTATGGTGCAAAATTGCTATAAAACAACGGGGTATGAAAACCCCGGTTTTATCATACAACTTTATGGCGTTATCATGCCGCCTTAAAGTTGTATCATGCGGTCCCACTTTCGCCAACTCCCTTTTTTATAGCAATTTTGCATCATAATTATCAATGTTATGGCAGATTTGACTAACGCCCAGAAAAAAGAATGGGCAAAAACTCTATACCTCCGTGAGAACCTCACCCAGCAGGAAATCGCCGACAGGGTGGGATGCTCGCGCGTCACCGTGTCAAACTGGGTACGTACCGGAAAATGGGAGGAACAGAAGGTGGGTATTACCCTGACAAGGCAGGAGCAGGTCGGCAACCTGTACCGTCAGGTGGCGGAGATAAACCGGGCCATCTCAGAGCGCCCTGAGGGTGAGCGGTTCGCGACATCGAAAGAGGCGGACATCCTCGGAAAACTCGCGGCGGCCATATCGAAAATGGAGCAGGAAATAGGCATTGCCGACACTATAAGCGTATTGACAGGCCTTATAGAATGGCTGCGACCCCACGACATAGAGAAAGCGAAGGAGATAACACGTATTGCCGACGCATACATAAAAGACAAGCTATGAA